TACCCGTATTGTCTGGCAAGATCGGACTAGCCTGGGTTTCTGTATATACTTCCGGCAATTCAGGGATAGGTGATGACGTATCGCCAACCCATGCATGGTTAGTTAGCTGCAAACCATAGATATACTGGGTATTTGCACCTGTTCCTTCAATTCGGATACGCCCTACCGTGGTTCCTGCGGAAATGTTGAACGGGATCGCAAACCTGGTCCAGTTTTCGTAAGTGGTAAAGGTAGCGCTGTTAATACTGGTTCCGGCCTGATTAACGATGCCAAACAGTATGCTGCTTCTGGCTGTAGTGCTGCTATTGCGTACCCATCCAGACAGCACTACACGGGTAAGACCCGTAAGCATTTCGCTGTTGATAATGGTTTGCTCGATATAGTCACCAGATGCAGCGTAAGTAATCTGCGTGGCCGTTAAAGGCGTTATATCTGGCCCTGCTACTCGCGTGTTGCTGATAGTGCAACCACTATCAAGAAACCAAAGGCCTGGTGTTCCTTGCGTGGTCGTCTGTTTGAAGAAATCGTTGCTGTAAGCCAGGTAATTGTGAGGATTATCCAGATAAATCGTATCCATGCCACGAAAGCTATTACTAGTGCTAGCCCAGGTCGGACTAGGAATATAACTAGACCGATAGCTTAGTGCTTCAAGTTGTGAACCCCAAACGTCTGCATTTCCACCAATGACGTTAGGAATACCAATTTGAACGCGCAAAATACGCGCACTCGCAACAGAAGCAGGCGTTGTAACACTGAAGCGCTGCCACGATGAAGTTATCGTGAAGTTGGTTGAAACAAGGTTAGTTCCAGGCGCGCCACCAGTTATGTCGTCAATTGCTAGGTTAATTGTCGTTCCTGATGTTGCAGTTTTAGCAAATAGGCTAAAAGTCCACTTGCTCGCAGCAGATGTCGTGTAATCCTGATAAACACCACCTAGAAGGGCTGTATTAGTGATTCTGTCGCCAGTATTGGTATTGTTAGGGCTTGCAATGTTGTTTGGAGTAACGCTTGCGTTATTTACTGTCCAATAAGTAACGTTGTCGTGATCTTCTGAAGCACGAAGCACGTTATTGCTGTCTGCTTCAACAATAACCCCAGCATTATTGGCATTGTAGTTATCTATGGTGCCTTGCCGCACTTCATCAGGAAATCTGATGCTCTGGCTGCTAGTGCTAGTGGTACTAGTGCTATAGTAGCCTCTTGTCCGCCTGGACGCTGCAAGCGTAGGCCAAAGGTCTGGCCCGCTGGGGCTGGAATAGCGCCACTTAGTTCCATAGCAACTAATGTGGATAGTGCTAGTGGTCACATATGCGCCACTGGCTTCTTCAACCCGCAAATAGTTATCGCCAGGTGCAAGGTACACGTTATCTAATTCAGAAACGTATGCAACTCCACTAGAGTTAGGAGTTAGCGCAACACGCTGCGCCTGCTGCCCATCTTTCGGAATAACTCGCAGAAAAAAGCGCGTGGTTCTGATTGCCGCACTGAACGTTAGCGTGCAAACCAGTTTGGTTGGCATATCGCCAGGATTATTGATTAGAAATGGAGTGCTAGCGATAGTGGCCGTGCTAGAACGCTCCAAGAATGGCGAATCGTACCTAATGCGAGCAAATCCACCTGGGTTAATGGCACTACGATATGACTGAATCCAGGCTCCTTCATTAGGACGCAAATCGAAGTTATAGCCAAGGATCTTTCCATGGCTTTTAAACTTGTTAATTTCTACTGCATCAGGAAACCCACGATAGTAGGAATTGCCAATAGTAACCCGTGAATTGATACCAGGTTTGCCGATACGATCGTATACCTTGCGAAACCAATCCATCATTTCTTTCTGGCCAGTGGTTACCGTTACGCTAGATGCAATCGGGAATAGGTAGCCAGGGAAAGTTAGGGATCTAATCGGTGTTGCAACCCAATTAGGTTGAAGCATCACGGGGCCAGCGAAAGTATCTACCATCGAACCAACAGCATTACCCGCTGGGTTCTGTAGGCCCTGTTCGTCTACCCAAATAAATTTGGTATGGGTGCCATCGTCCAGATGAATCTGCCCCACAATAGGCCCGTAAGGTTTGGTCACAGATCATCCCTCCATCTGACTTATCTAGTATAGATTTGCCATTTCAGGCGTTCAATCCTGGAAAACCGGCTTTCTAGGATGGCTTTCCAGGGGCCTGAAATAACTTGCCTGGGTGATTCATCCTGTTTGAAAACAGAATTGAATCCAGGGCCTTACAGAACGGCTAGCAGCAACTTGCTAGGCAACCCCACTATAATCCACCAATTTATAGGTGGCCATCATGGGGCCAGGCCCGCCACTATCGCTAATCTGCCATACAAACAGGTCCAAACACGAACCATCAGGCAGATTTACCGTAACAGTGTCCCCTAGTTCCACGCGCGGATCGAATAGAGCATCTACCGTATACTCGGCAGACTTGATAGCCATTTCATCGATATATCTCTCTGCAATCTGGCGACATTCCGTGATGCTGATTCTAGTCTGGTTAATTACGGTCATCCTAGGCCTGTTGCTAGTCCAGTTTGCGTTATACAGGGGCTGGATTCGTTTCAGGACACTAGGGTTCATATACTTGTGGCTAGTTATGCTAACACCACGCTTCCACCAGATAGAACCGACATTAGTAACAGAGCTATAGCTGTTCCATCCTGTCGGGTAAGTGCTAGTGTCGTTGGTTTCTACCAAGTCATCGGTTAACAGTGCTGTCCAACTGCAATTGTATTTAGACCATAGCTCTATTTCGGTAATGCGTGGAGCCATGTTGTTACCGCCAACCTGGACCAGGTTCGTATTATCAAATCGCAAATAAATGAAGGCCTGACGACCAGGGCTAAAACCAGTTTCACCTTTATAGGCCTGATATGCAGCCTGGAAATCCTTGGCATCGATTTCAAGCGGGCTATCCTGCTGAATTACCTTGGGCTGTCCTCCCCAAAAGTAATTCTGTTTCGTATATGCATTAGTGCTAGAGTTTTTGACCAACAGGCTTGCAACAACAACACCAGTTAGGCCTTTAATTACAATCTTGTCTAATGGGTCCAAAACGATTGGGCCAAAGTCAGGAACAGTAATAAGCACGTCGCCAAAGTTAGGCAAAGCAACGGAAGCAAATATACTATCGGTTCCTGTATTGGTTGGGTCTGCGTTTTCGATACCATCAAACAAATAATTGAAGTTTGCGATATTAGAACCAGAAATTTCCCACGCCTGGAACAAACCACGATTAAGGCGCTGACTTTCAGGGAATTTACTGATGACGGTAACAGCAGTAGGCTGCGCAGGGCTGTTTTCTTTCGACACTGAAATAACATTGCCAATGGTGTATTGGCTAACTGGCGACTGCCGCAAAGCAGCCACCAATACCGTACCGTCTGGCCTATCGAACAGCTTACCGTTTGGCGGAAATCCGTTTGTAGCTACCTTTTGCAACAATGCCTGGCTAGTTTCGCCACTAGCATCCAGGACATTCACAAATGCGTTCATTTTGGTATGGTTGCCATAGTAATTGGCACCATCCGCAGGATTCCCCGTAAGAACCTTGCTAGTTCCTACATAATCCGTCAAAGCACTATAGACCAGGGTTTCAACACGGTTATCTGTCCCCAGTGTTCCTTCAGATACGTTATTCACGATCAGATTGCTAACGTATACAAGGGCAGTGCTACTATCAAAGTGATTTCCATAAGTTGGAACCACGATCCCCTGTTCTGGTTTGACTTCAAATCCACCTTTTGAATAAGACGTACCACCAGACGTTTTCGCAAATGTTGGTTGGTTCTGTAGGCCAGAAAGTTGGTTGTTATTGAATCTTTCAAAGCTAGGGAACGGCCTGGTCGTCACAACACGCAAGTAATCTCCTGCAACAGGCGCAGAAGAGAAAGCAGAGCTTACAGTGACGGCCCCAGTGCCCGCATTGATGCTAGATACCTGCCTAACTTCCCTGGCGCCTGTATCTGCCCGCTGCCATTCCACAAATTCAGTAGGAGCCCCAGCAGGGTTACCCGCAATGAGTTTATAGCCTGAAGTGTCGATTGGTGTAACGATTGTAGTGGTTGCCCCACTAGCAATGGTAGTAACGAAGTCATCCCACAGATACCGCTTTAAAGGCGGCTGCAAAGCGTAAGTAAATGCCTGCGAGTAATCAGGCAGACGAATAATTGCGGGAAAAGAAGCAAGCGTGGTTCTGGATACAGCAAAATAGTCCACTGTCCAGAATTTGATATACAGCTGCGCATTTGGTTCGGTAATAATCCACTTGATATACAGTGGCTCATTCTTGCTAGTGGCTGGAACCAGAAGCACGCCTGCGCTATTGGTTATTTCGTACTGTACCCCACGGGTATACGGTGCACTGAAATCGCTATTGGTAGAAACAACAACACCAGGGAAAGTGCCCGTTGTAAGCACTTCCGCACTGTTCATGCTGCCATCAATAAGTTGCACTGTACCAGGGACGCGACCAATGCCCGTGTAACTGAAGTGCTTTACCGTGGCATAGCCCGTAAGGTTGCCTGTAAAAGTGCTAGTTGCAGGGCTCCAATATTGCGCAATGTAGAAAGCATCCTTGGTATTCTGCAAAACACCAAACGAGTTGATTTCAAGCGTCTTTCTGATGCTGTTATCTACAATGTTGTAGCTTTCTCTAATGCTATCGATAGGCCCGGTATGGTACGGCCATCGAAACCCATCCCTATCTACCAAATCAATTTCCAGCACCATAAAAGGCTGGATGGTGTAGTAATCGGGCAACAGGTCTTCAAGAATCGTCAGACTAACTTGCTGCGACATCTGATCGCACGAACAAGAACGATTCCTGCTTACAACAGCAGATGCGGGCAGTTCGTAATAGACCCAGTTCGTATTGCTGTTCTTTACCCCGTTGGTATCCGCAATCCTGAAGCTGAAGGTAAGGCCCATGGCCTGGCTATCAACAATGCTGGGTAGCGTCCTACCTGCATCCCGTTCTCTAGTGATCATTTGCCCACCTATGCCCGTGCGGCTGACAGATTAACGTCGTTGTATCCTAGCTGGCGCATCGATGCAGCCCGGAAGAACGCTTCCCTAGGAGCAAATGTAAATTGCTCTTCTTTAGGCGTCACATCGTATACATAGACCGGATTTCTTGGAGTGGAGCCAATTGCAGCCATTTCTGCATCAAACTTTCTTTCTTCTTCTGTTTTCTTCATACCAGATAGACCACCGAATACTTTTACTAGCTCATCGATGAAAGAATTACGTTGTTCTGGCAATAATCCAAAGAAGCCATCTCCAACTTCACCAGGCAAGTCTCTAAGGGCATATGTTAGAGCCGTAAGTGCCTTATCAGAACCACCTGCTTTTACAAATGGTTCAACAATTCTTTTTAGCTCATCTGGATTAGCCTGCAAATAATCAGTGATTTTATTTTGAATTTGGCCAACAGTTCCAAATTTTTGACCAGTAACACCCAAAGTGCCCATATTTGATGCAGCAACTGACCGCAATCCAGAAAAAAGAGATTCAATAGCCGCTTGTGATTCAGTTATGAATCCAGCGGATAATCCTGCTTCAGTTATGGATTTACCAGTGTTAGCCTGAATTTGTGCAAGTCTAGTCTGCGAATCTCTGGCAACTTGCAATTGTTCTTTAGCTATTTCCAAGTTCTGATCTGTTTGGTCCAAAAATCCACCAAGTATATTGCCAAGAACACCAATAGCCGAACCAACAGCAGCAATGACCGCTACAACCGGGACAGTTATAGATCCAAGCATCATTGTGGCCTGGCCTGCTGCCATTCCAGCGATTCCAAGGCCACCTTGCAATAAACCAGCAAATCCTCTGGCTTTATCACCGCCTGTTGCGCCTTGCCCGCCTGCAAATGATGCACCTATCGTGCTTGCAAACTGGCCAAGAAAACTACTCAGGACATCGGCAAACTTGGTAAGAAATTGCCCGTTTATGTCCGATTGCGTCTTAAGAAGGTTAGTTTGTTGGTTCTTAAGGTCGCGCAGGTTCTTGCGTGCGGCTTCTTCTTCGTCACCAGGCAGAGCCGTTCTAACATTTAATTCTGCAAGGCGGATAGCATCTGCAACTAGCGCAAGTTTGTCAGAAATATTAGCAAAGTCACTAGGTAGAGTTTCCAGCTTGGAAAGTCTTTCGGTAATCAAATTTTGACGGCTAGCCTGCTGTCCACCACTGGTAAATCCGAAAACGGCCATAATATCGTTCATCGATATTTTACTGGTATCAACACCAGGGAATCCGGCTTCTTGCTGGCGCTTTAGTGCACCTGCTGCGCTACCGATAGCGACAACAGGCTGGCCAGGCTTAGTCTTCAAACCCCATGCATTAATACCCTTTAGAATTTCCTCGCCAGCCGCCGCCTGCGCTTCTGCCTGGGTTTTGCCATACAACATCATGGTTCGTGCAAGTTCCTGCGCACGTTCCAACAATGTCTTAGGTTTCTTGGCATCAGGCGAGGATTCCTCACCTGGTGGCTTAATCAAACCACTGGATACATCAGGGATTCCATTAGTTCCTACAGCTGCGCCAGTAGGCCCACCAAGAAGGGCCCCAAGGCGCTTCTGGAATTCGTTATAGGTTTTATCAATGGATTCCTGGCCCTGCTTACGCCAGGCGTTCCAGAACATATCAGTTTTCGGGCTTTTGAATCCCTTGCCTGTAAATAGATTCTCCAAGGATTCCCCAATGGAACCCATAGCAATGGCAATATTGCCACTAAGGCCAACAATGCTTTCTGCAACGAGTTTAACCGCTGGCGGGATTAGAGCAATGGCCTGAAGCAGTTTTGTAAGGCCATCGATGGCAAGCGTTAATGCGCCACTGAAGTTTTCACCAAATGAGCCAAACGCTTCATTGGTTGCAACACCAAGGCGGGCCATGGAACCCGTAAGGCCATCTGAAAGCCGCTTTGTTTCTTCGGTGGCCCTGGCATTTCGTTCCAGGATGGCAGCGTATCTTTCGGCAGTGGTTGAATTGTTCTTGACGTTAATGCCGAAATTGCGCAGGCCTTCAGTGCTACCTACAATGCCACCTGCCAGGCGTTTAACAGCATCAGGTATGGTTGTGCCATAAACAGCAGCAAGATTGGTTGCAGCGGGCAACAGGGCTTCAATCTGCCCTTGCGTGGCCCCTAATTCTTTAAGGGCTGCTGCGCCTGCTGCAATATTGCCTTCATCAAACAGGCCAGTGCTATCTGCCAGTTCTTTTACCAGGCGGGAAGTCTTTTCAAGCCCCGCTGTATCTTTTCCGAAAGCCGCAAACATTGCAGCGGCTTCCCGTTCTGATTCTGTGGCTTCATTGATGACTTTGGTTACAACAGCAACGGCTGCTGCGAATTGTCCAAATGGATTGGTGATGATTGCTGCAAATGCCGCATTAGTTGCATTTTTCAGGCTTTGAAATGCACTTACCGCTTCTTTACTGCTTTTCGCGGAATCACTCTGTGACTTATTAAGCCCGTCTACTTTTGGGGCTGCTTTCGCCGCCTCATTACCTACTTGCTTTATTTCTTCTTCGAGGTTGTTTGCGGCTTTAGCAGCATCACCCATTGCGGCTTCTGCTGTATCTGCCATCTTTTCGGCAGCTTTAGCAACTTCCGCACTTGCTTTGATAAAACCCCTGGCATCACCATCAATTTTTACTGAAATAGATTCGTCTGCCACGGTTATCCCCTACGTTGCGCTTTTGCTGCTGCCTTAGCCCTTACTTGCCTTTCGGCTTCTTCTTTTGCCTCTGCTTGAAACAAGCCAACCCATAAGACGAATTCCGCAGATGACATTTGGTCCATAAGCTGCCCTAGCGTCATCCCTAGTTCCCTGCATAGCTTCATTGCCACGCGGATTTCGGGCAGCAGTATTAGTTTCCCTCTGCGGCATCCACAGCTTCAGTATTCAGGCCATTTACGGCCTGGACCATCTTAAGCAACTGGGTAAGGATGGCTTCTGACCCATCTACTTCGTCCACAGAAGCCCAAATGGGTTCCCCATCCAAATCCATAACAGCAGCCTGAAGAAGCGATTGCACCCATTCAGGTTTCAGGGTTTCGCCATCCAGGACGCTGGCCCGCCACTTAATGCGCTCTTTCAGGCTAAGTTCTTTGATGCGAACCTCTACACCAGGCGCAAGTTCCATCACTTGCTGCTTAGGGGCCAGAAGGGCTTTCAATTCAGGCTTCATTAGACCACTTCCCACGTTCCGTGAATGTTCAACGTCATGCTAAAGGCTGCAATGCCGCCAACGTCGTTAGACTGTTCGTAACTGGCAATGCGAGCACCATGCGACGTGCTAGGGCTCGAGGTTGAATAACCACTATTGCGATAGGTGCGGGTAGTGCCAGTTCCCAATACAACAGACCAATTCAGCAGGCTATCGTTATTGATGGCATCACCAAGAAAGTAATCCGCGCCTGCTGTTGCTCCAACGCTGGTATCGTCAAAGAAACCACTAACTGTAATGGTGCCCGATAGGATAGTTTCCTGAAAATCCCTGTATGTATCAGAAAGCACGCTAGTTTCGGTCAAACCAGAATCAAAACTAATACTCAGGTTATTAACCTGCGTGGTAAGCGTCTGAGTAGTAGGACCAGGCTTAACCAGGACCAAAGTAGCGTTTCCACCACGAATAAATGGCATTTATTGGTCCTCCGTTACGAATAGGTGCCGACGGTAGTAGTCTGGATTTCTGCCGACCACGCAACCAGGTTATCGGTTACAGCCGTGATTTCGTAACTAGCAACACGCGCACCAGCCCAAGTAATGGTTCTGGTGGTCGCTCCAACGTAAGTAATAATTAGCGATGCGCTAGTGCCCGCCAGAAGGGCAGCAGAAAGCACGGTATCAGGCGTGCTAGATGCAGCCGTATCAAAGAAGCCAGACATGGTGATCCTGGCGCTTTTTAGGTTCTGTTGCGATTCGGAAAACGTATCACCCAGCGTAGTAATGTCGATAAGCTGGCTTTCGCGCGACATACTGAATTGGTTAACGAAGTTGGTCAAAGCAACCGAGTTATAAGTGATTGTTGCCTTAGAACCACGAATAAATGCCATTATTAGCCCTCCCTACAGTCTGGCGTAAGAAACGGCCAAAGTCTGGCCACCGGTCATGCTACTAACAAGAAAAGCCCGCACATAACGGTTAATCGTGCCCGGAATGATAAGGCTCTGCCCATAAGGGCCGGTAACAGTGGTCAAATCGCTAAAAGTTGCAACGGTAGTGGCACCAACACCACCAGGGCTAGTGGAATGTTCAACCCTAACGGTACAGGTTCCAGAAGAACCAACAAACTGCCCGTGCAAATTGATAATGACACCATTTAGAGTTGCAGCGCCATTATCGTGTTCATTGCCAATGAATCCGCCACTGCTGTATGTCGCCAGAGGGGCCAGGATAACCCCACGGCTGCTAAAGCCAGATTTCTGGGTGGTTCCCTTAGTTCCTGCAAGGGATGCTTCCCACGATGCTGCGCAATTGTAATTTGCAGCAAAACTGGTCAAACCACCTACATCATTGCCCGTATCGTAATCGGCAGACGTAACAGCCCCCACAAAGCAGGTATTTCCGCCAGTATTACCTGCCCATGCAACGGTAATAGGGGCATATCCCTTCGTGGTATCGATGGTATTGGTTAGAGCCAGGATACCAGGCGAGATTGAAGTAACCCGATCACTAACAATATCGTCCGAACCAGCGCCAGTTCCTGGGGCACCATAAGCCTGGACATCATAAAAGCCACTGATGCTTACCGTGGCAGTTTGGATGTTTTCCTGAAAGTCTCGGTATGTATCACCGAAAACAGTGTTTTCAACCAAACCAGCATCCATACGAACGCTGCAATTATTGGTAAAAGGCGTCAGGTTGTGCGAACCAACCATCACATGAGCAGAACCGCCACGAATAAAAGGCATTAGTCCAAACCCTCCATGGCTTCTGCGTTAACTGTAGAAATATCCACCATCGGCAAACTAATATCTTCGTTAGCCAGGTCAAAGTACGTCATGCTATCTACAATTTCGCCTGCATCGATAGCATGCTGGAAAACAGGAACAAGATCAGCGGGAATAATGCCGCCAGGCCCGCAACTAAAGCCCGCAGGATCGTGGCTGGCGCCTTTAAGGGCAATGTAGATCATCCCCATACCCTCACCTGAAATTCCGCACCCAGATAATCAACTCCACTTATATTATAAACCCCGATCCCGCTGACACGTTCAACCATCAAAGTGTTAGCGGCACCACCCAATTGGCTATCAGCCTCTATTACTGTTTTGACTGAATTTGCCCCAGTAGACTGCAAATAGACATCTAATGCCCGCTGTGCATTGCGATCCAGGGCCTTGGCAACCATAAGGCGCACTGGAAAGACAGCGGAATCGTTGGAACGATTCAACGTGGCATCAAACTTGATTTCTGTAGGAACCCCCACAATTGCGCAGGGTACATTGATGCTTTCGGGTATTTCCGCATAGGTTCTAAGGCCCGTAATGGTAGCAAGCCTTACCCGTAGGCCTTCCCTGATATTACCTATGATCATCCCGTTCTCCCGTTGATAATGCCCCTGGTTATTCTACCCAGGCCCTCTATCACATACGGCCCCAGGCGATTAAAGGCATTTCGCAGCATCCTGCGAGGCTTCAGGCCCCCTCTAGCCATAATGGCAAAAGCCGCACGCCTGGCGAGGGCTTCAGGCGTCAGGGGCTGGCCATCCTTGCCCGTTCCTCTAAGCTTACGGGTAGCCCACGCAACCAGGGCTTCAGGGGCTACCCTATGGGGCTTGCGTGGCCAATTTGGGTGGTCATGCTGGGTTCCCGTGCCATATTCCATGTACGGGGCATAGGACACGTTAGAACCGATTACAGCACTATAGAGCCCGGGTTCTTCCGTGTAGTTGCTAACGATGCTGGCCCTAAGTGTACCGTTGTCCACTGGGGTTGCTGCTCTGGCTTCACCTGCAATCGTTTCACCAGAAGCACGAATGAATTTACCCAGCGTGTTGCTTAATGGAGCCCGGAAATCCATCCGATCTACCATTTTGCGCAACCCCTGTATCTTCAGGGTAAAACGATCATTCATACCAGGTCCGTTATAGCAATTCTGCGATATCCACTAAGCAAAACGCTAACATCTGGGTCTACCCCACGAATAGCGATCGCCTGGCCCACATCACCGCCACCAGTAACACCAAATGGCGCATCCTTACGTTTGAAGTAACGTGATGCCAGCAACAAACAGGCTTCATTTACAGGATCGGGAATAGCAGACCAGCCCCAGGTGCCTGCTATCTTCAACATGTCCTTGCCAAGGTCGAATGATTCGCTGGCAAGCGGCTTGATACGCAACTCGCAATAGGGAAGCCCATATTGCGGGCTAGACAATGGCCCTAGTTCATACTGGCTTGCAGTAATAACAGTGGACCAGGTTCTATCCAGGTTCCTATCAGTGGCAACGGAAGAAATGCTAATACAGTCATCAATGATGGCCAGGACGCTAGAAACCACATAAAAGTAACGAGTTTGCACGGCTTGATAGAAATGCCGATTACACCAGCGGTCAATTGCCCTGGATGCACTCTCGATTACGGCTTCAAGCATCGAATCGTCTACTGTGTCACTAGGTGCGATAGTTAGACGTGCTTTTAGCTCTGCTAGCGTGGCATACCCATTAGTTATCGCCATTGCTCGAGTCCTTACGGGCAAGCTTCACTTTGCGAATGCTTTTGTCCATAGGTACGATTTCAACAGGCCTAATTTCATCCTGTTTGGCTGGCTGGATAACTTCAAAGCTATCCGGGCTTTCATTCATTACCTGAAGTGCAATCTTGCCGCTAACGATGTCGCCAGGGAAGAATACACCAGAGCTAGAGCTAAAGCGCCTGATACACAACAGATCCATAAGTCCCCCTGGATAAGGCAAGTGGCTGGATGGCTATTAACCACC